TTTAGTGAATGTAAAATTACCAAAAAGAATTGCTACTAAAGATATTTTTCCTGGTATTGGAGCATTTTTGGGATGAGTTGGAAAGATATTGCATTAGAACATGCACAGAAAGATTCACCACAAGAAGCATGCGGTTTATTGACTATTTATAAAGGTAAAGAAAAATATTATCCTTGTAAAAACATTGCTGAAGAACAGGGAGAACATTTTATTTTAGATCCTGATGATTGGATGAAAGCTGAAGATGAAGGTGAAGTAATAGCAGTAATACATAGCCATCCAAATTATCCACCATACCCTAGTGAAGCTGATCTAGTTAGTTGTGAGTATTTAGATTTACCTTTTTATATTGTCACTCCAGAAACAAAAGAATGGCATCACTTCAAGCCTTCAGGTTATAAAAAAGGATTAATTGGTAGAGAATGGGTTTGGGGTGTGCAAGATTGTTGGAGCTTGATACATGATTGGTATGAAGAAAAGAAAAAGATAAAATTAAAACATTGGGATAGGCCAAAAAGCCCAAAAGAATTTTCAAAAAATCCGTTATTTGAACATGGATTACCTTTAACTGGTTTTGTTGAACTGGAAGATACGGTAGATTTGGAAGAGGGTGATGTTCTGCTTATGGATACAACAAATACAGGAAGATTAGATCATGTGGCTTTGTATTTAGGTAATCAAACTATTCTTCAACATTGTGTGAAAAGA